TCTTCGAGAACTGCGCAGCGGTGGCAGCAGATTCGCCGGCTGGAATAGGCGTAGCCCCCCCAGCAGGACGCAACGGCGAGCCTAGAGCCGGTTTAGCCGGATTTGCTGGATTTGGCTGAGGCGCAGGAGCGCCACCAGTTGCAGCAAGATCACGAGTGCCGATGATCCTACCTTGGGCATTTTTCGTGACGATAATTGGAGCCTGCCTGATCGGATCAACCCCGATTTCCTCCCGAGCGCCCGGAGGCAATTCCGCTTCTGCAACGTTCTGACCTTGCGTATATGGAGTGCTTCCGGACGGAGCGATGTTCTTGATATCCGAACCAGTCTGCAGGAGCGTAGGAGTCCCTAGAGTCTTTCTGCCTTCTAGAGTCGTTGCAATCGAGCGCGCATGATTTACAAGCGCATTAACCTTGGTTTGCGCCTCTGGGTCTTGAGGGTCAATATGGCTTAATTGGTCAAGAGAAATATCTACTTGCGGCCCGACTTCCGGAACGTCTTGCTTGAGATTGTTAAGACGTTTGGTAACTTCAGAAAGAGGGCTGTTCAGCATATCGCCAAACGCAGACTTTACCGTGCGAATCTTGTCTAGATCCAACCCGTAAATTGATGTATTTGCTTGAGTCTGGGCAGTATTTGTTGCTGCCATATCCTGCAACTGCTCTCGTCCGGTAAGCGGAGCAAGTTGCGCAATGGCTGGAGAAACCAGACTCATGTCCAGTGTCCCATCACTTTTCACTGCTTGAGGGTTTTTCGAGAACCAATCTCTAATGGCTTGCTTCTCTCCCCAAGCCTGCTGCATTTGCTCCGTCTTGATATCTTGCTGGGCGAGCATCTGCTGCCCAATCTGGTACTGCTGACCAGCATTGGCAATGCCGACAACGTTGCCGGCAATACCCATGATATTCGGCGTTTGTACGCCAGCAGCAATATTGGATACGGTCATGTCGGAGGCTGCTCTAAAGTTGAGGTAGGATTACCAGCCCATGCAGAGTTAAATGAATTATTGTATGCAGACGCTTGTGCTGGTGTCTGATTTCCGACGCCATTAGGATTCATATACTGCTGTGCCAAGTAGTACCCGGAAAGATTCCCGGCAGCACCACTAGCAGCATTGGCAACACCCGTATACCCTGCAGCAGTCGCGTTTCCAGCACCGACCATCGTATTAGCGATGCCTTGCCCGAAAGCAGAGCCTCCTAGCGCAGTATTGGTTCCCGATGCTTGTCCGAGCTGCGCAAGGTTCCCAAGACGGCTGTAGATCGCATTCTGGTTGTTCTGGTAGTTGTTGTATGCATTCTGGTAAGCACTAGCAGCCGTATTCTGCGTATAGGCTTCTTCGCCAGCGAATGCATTTCCTCCACCAGCACCACCAGCGGCAGCATTTTGGTTAGCCAGCATCCCCTGACCCTGCCCTAACTGGAACTGGTAATTCGGGGCTAGATTCGCATTAAGGTCTTGCGCATTGAATGTATGTAGAAGTCCAGGGACGCCACCAGGACCGCCATTCTCGCTAGCGTTCATGTAGCCACCCAACTGCTGAATAGAACTGTCGCCCTGAGATAGATAAGGCTGCATGTTGCTTTGGATGCTTTGGAACATCCCTAGCTGGGCAGCAGTACCGGCCTCAGCAGCACCAGCCTGCGCTTGCGAGCCTGCATAAGAGGCAGCAGCCCCAATGACTCCAGCACCAACTACAGCTGCAGCTACGAATGACATTCGATCCTCAGCACATTCCCCGGCCCGTACAGGCTGGTTTCGTCAGGTTCCACTAGCTCATCATCGACTTCCTCAACCGTTTTTAGATCCGTCCGATGAACCGTCAGGCATACCGAATCTTCTAGAGCTAAAACAGCACGCTTCGTTCCGGGCTTGCTGACAATGACCCTAGGCGCTTCAATATCCTGCACTCCATCGTCCGTGGTAACTCGAACCTTTCCCTTTACTACCATGTACAGATGCTCAAACTTATGCACTTTGCCAACGATCAAACATCCAGCAGGCCGAGGCAAGATCCTGCAATACATGCCACCCGCGAAGATATGCTCCGTAGGCAACTCCACCTGCGGAAGCTTGAGCATTTCGGCCTGCAAACGCTCTACAGACTCTCGGCTAGGATTTGGCAGTCGAAGCTCGTTTAGCATGGGAAATAAACCACCGTGGGAGCAGTGCTATAGGTAATTGTAAGAGCGTCACCTTGACTAAGCGGAAAATATCCTATAGTCGTTGGCAGATTATAGGTCCCTTTTCGCGTGTATTGAAGTGAAACACCAGTGCCACCAGCAATTAGGATCTGGCAATCGCTAGGCACTACAAAAGTAGTCGGAGAAGACCCAAGAATTACCGGGGCCTCCTGCTGCGGAGGACCGTCCAGAATGTTGAAAAACCGCCACCAGGAAGGCGTAACGCGCCCCTGAGCGTCTGCAATCGCCATGGCAGGCTTTGGCACCCCGGCAGCATCTCCGATGCCCGCAGGGTTGATATACGCATTGGAGGATGCGGGAATCAATGCGCCCCCGGTTCAGCTTCCAGTTCGGCCGACACGATCACCGCATTTACCGGGTCCGTGATCTCAACCTGAAAGATACGATCACGCGCATGGCCCAGCCGGCGAGCAATAGCCCGGTTCTTATAAGCGCCCTGAACGCCGATATTTACCAAAATCTGGTTCTGGAACGTGCTCCCTCCATCGTCCGACCAAGAAAGCATGCATTGCGGGTTTGACCCTTGGCCCGTAGGAAGTCCCACGCCTGGCTGGAACTGAATCTGGAACGACTTGTAGTAGACCCGGTGCAGATCCTTGGTCAAATGCGGAGCCCGACGCATCCGGTACATCGGCACGCCTAGCGCATCGGTGTACACATTGTCTTGCAGGGAATACAGATAGCCGTTCTGCCAGTCGCCGATAACGATCTGGTTCCCGTAGTTAGCGCCGCAATTTCCTCTGTCGCGGTGCAATATATTGTTCGTGTCTCTCCAAGCCCGCTTGTGCCAGAACTTGGTGGATCCATCGAAAACCCAAGTTGCATCAGCGGAAGGAAAGTTCAGGACATAGAACTCGTGTCCATCCTTCGTATAGCTATAGGCCCGAGCATCAGAGACAATCGGGTATTGGCTGATGGCATAGTCAACCGCAAACGTGCTGATCTTCTCCGGGACATATCCAGCCATCTTGTAGACGCTGCATTGGCCTCTATCGTCCTTCATCAGCCATGCGAAAGACTCTCCAAGACGGCTCACGCTAAAGGCTGCTGCACACCCATGCTGCCCGCTGGTTCCAGGAAGGCGCGTAAAAGGGAACGGATATGTTCCTTGATCTACCCACCATTCGTAAGTACGTTCGCCTAGAAGACAAATTTCCCGGTTAACTACCTTGAGTGCCACCGTAAAGTCTGCTGCGCCGTCCTTGAAACTAAAGGACAGCGGTTGAGAGCTTGAAGAACCGTAGTTAGGAGTTCCAGGACTACCGCTACTGCTCGATCCCCATTCATTGCTATTCGGATTCGTATATACGAAAAAGGTATCGACTTCCCCGACGAAGTTGCTAGGCAGGAAAGCGCCATCAGCAGTAGACATTGCCACTGGCGATCCAACAGATCCTAGCGTCTGTGATACGGATACGTTGTATGTTCCAGTAAGACCGATTCCGGTTCCAAAACCGGTGATCGTCTGCCCTGCACTAACTCCTGACCCGCTAACGTTCTGCTGCAGCCCAACAAGCCCACTGACCATGCTGGTAATAGTCAAAAGACCACCACCGCCGCTAGGTACAATATACCCAAGGAAACTTATGCTATTAAGGTTCGTGAAATAGCCAGTTGTCCAGTTGTAGACATACCTAGACTGTCCATCAACTATCATTGCCCAAGTGCCATTGTCTGCAATAGATACGGGTCCACTACTGCTAGCCATTGTCCCGACTTTTGTATAGCTAAAACCATTCGTAACGTTGTAAACGCTCGACCCGCATACAGCAAGCATCACCGTGCTTCCAGACAGCACGCCTAGTCCGCGTACCTCAGCCTGATCCGGGAATTGCAGCAGAGTCGTCTTGCCGGGAACCGGATACAAAGCCATCCGGCCGCGTCCATCTTCGCGTTCTACTTGCAATTGTTCCACATACCAGTTCAAACACTCTTCGGAATTTTGATAAATTGAACGCGCGACATATGTCCCTCCTACGAAACCAAAATCAGACATGGCGAGCGCCTTTCATATCAATAGACGTTCGTAGGAACTGTCATTTGGTGCCAGGAGTTTGCAGCCCCAGTGGCATCGCATACGGCAAGGTTATTCTGAACCAGCGTGCCGGCAGCGGCATTGGTGTTGAAGAATATGGTCCCTGCTGTCCTTGAAATAGCCGTAATGTCCCCGTGCCAGTCGGAGCAGTCCCCGGAGAAGTTGAAAGTTGATCCGGTAACAACGTCGTACCAAGTAGAGCCAGTCGTTTTGTTGCCTCCACCGCTCGTAATGTTGAATATGTTGCTTTGCGCGTTGGCAAGACCACCGAAGAACACCCCCTGCGCGTCGCAATCTGCAAAGGCGAGGTTGAAGGTTGCGCTGGTTGCGTTCAATCTCATCAACCTGCCGCCGTTGGTCTGCTGCTGGCAATGATCGAATCTGCCCGTGAATCCAACGGTTGCGTACACCATAGCGGCATTGCCATTGTTGTTGGCGCAATCCGTCATGTACAGGACGTGCCCTGCCGTGGTCAGGTTGACCAATGGCGAGTTTCCTACTGTGCCGATCAGCTTGCAGCTATTGATTCTTGCAATGGACGATGTGGATAGTCCGAGGTTGATCATGCTCGTCGCATTGGTCGAGCCGTTCTGATTGACCGTGAAATTCTTCGCCTGTATTTCCGTTACCGCTAGGCCCGTGGCGGCAAGATAGACCGCACCATTGGCGCCGGCAAGGTTGCAATCCATGTCGATGTACGAATCGTTGATGGAAATCTCGCGGATATTGATCGCAGTGCCCGCGTAGGCTCCGATCAGTCCCGCCCCATCAGAGGTTGCAAAACCTACGCATCCATCCCCGCCTTTGGCGACAATCCGGTCCAACTGGATCTTGCCTATATTCATCGTGCCGGTCGTCTGCCCATCGATCACAAGCATGGGCTGACCAAGTTGCCCGATGTAATACGGCGTGATGTTTACGTCCGAGATGTCGAGTTCGTTCAGAGTCCCTGTGCTTCCAGGGTGTCCGTAAATCGTCAGGATCTGCGCGCGCGCGTAACGCTGATAGACGTTTTTCATGCTGACGCGACCTATCGTGTAGCCGCCGCCAGGAAGAATCGCAACGCCTCGGATGATGTTCTCGGATAGGGAAACCCCGTCGATGGTCACATCGTCCACATTGCCAAAGGAATTGACCGTACCGTTTTGATCCGCAAGATACCAATTGACCGTGTTGGTATCCTCATTTCGGATCAGTACGCATTCCTCCGTGCCCTTGCCGATCACATTTCGGATGGTTGCCTTGCGCAGAGGTCCATCCAGGCAAACTCCTAGCGCTCCGTCAATGTGGGAAAGCCGATCGACGATAACGTCATCGGCGTTGCAAAACGCCATGCAGATCCCGACATTGAAGAAATTCGCCTCGACCTGGATTCGACCGATCTTGTTGAACACCATTGCCGAGCGGGTATATGGGTTGTTCATCCAAGCGGGATAGTTCTGGTTGGCCCTCATGTTGATGAGGCCGTCGCAGATAACGCGGATGTTGCTGTTTGCCAGGTAAGAGATCACGGTACCGGACAATGCCAGAGGCGTCATCGAGTAGTAGTCTCGGACGGTAAACGAAACGCCAGCGACTACGGAATCCACCAACCAAACCCGGTTGTACCCATACCCGGAAGTGTCACCCTTGATGAGTACGTACTGTCCTGCCTTGTAGGAGTGTCCGGCAGCCTGAAACGTGATGAAGATGGATTGAACATCATCGCCGGTTCCAGCAACATACGCGGCGCTTTGAACGTTGACCAGGTTCGATAGCATGTTCGAGTTCACGAACATGGATTTCTGGTAGCTCTGGCTGCTCGGAGGACCTACAAGATTGACACCAGGACCGATGTAGAGCGTCGTGTTGTCCGGGATCGTCATCATCGCCCAGTCTGCAATGGTGTTCGTCTGCAACTGGGTAAATGGCAGCACTGAATACGTTCCTGGATTCGTCAGGCTTACATAGCCGCCACCATTAGCGCCAGCGAGATTAAGCGCCGCTTGGATCGCCGTATTGTTTGCCTGTCCGCTAGCCCCAGGAAATGCACCCTGTTCCTCGCACGAATAAACCGGCGTCGCATTCTGCTGCGCAGGCGTGCCATATACAGCCGTCGTATTAATCGACTGCTGTACGTTCGGGCCTGGATTTATGCTAGGCATTGTTGTTCCTGATAGTTAGTGCCTACTGACCGCCCGACAGGATCCAACCAGCATCCCGACGCGCCTTCTGCTGCAACGCTGGATCATAGAAAGCCGGAGCCTGCGGGCGCATGTTGATGCGCTGGATCATCATTCTTGCCTTGGCAGCTTGCTTGGTAATCATCATCACTTGGCCTGGATCGGCCTTGCCAAACTCGGGCATCAGCAACTCGGCCAAGCACCAATGCAGCGCCCCTTGATACCCTTGCGGCAGCGTTACTTGATCGTAGAGCGTGGCAAAGTTGTTCAGCACCGTATCGCAGAATAGGTGCATTTCCCCTTGGGAAGGATTGGGCCAGTAGTTTAGGATGGCTAGCGGCATCGTCGGTTGGAGATAGACTCCGCGCGGCCACGGACCGGGGAGAGTCTTGATGCCGATGGACTGGTATTCCTCGTATGAAAGCACCGCAACCGGGTAATCAAGCGTTCCAGTGGCGGAATTGACCACTCGCACAAACGCACTAGTAATCTTGAGAGGACGAGGCGCATAACTCACCACCGTTCCGCTAGTGATCGTGTTGGGCAGATTCAGGTTGTACGTCCCGAGCGCGCCCGATGCGTTCCCACCAGTTGCCGTACCGAGCGAAGTAATCGCCGTTCCTGCAGTGAGGGTGCCTGTACCAGTGCTTGAGCTAATGATTTGCCCTGCAGAGAGCGCACCAGAAGCAAGATTAGTGACTGTAAGCACTGTTCCCGAGATTGAACCAGTAAAGCTCGCTCCAACAGACCCGCCAGGGCCAATGGTGTATATGAACCCTTCACCCGTTAACTCCTGGATTACCTCCTGTTGCGTGAATACCAGCAAATGGTCATTGCTCCACTGATCCAACATTTCGTTCAGTAGATTGAAGCAATCCGTTGCCGTGTTGGCGTCCGGAGTCTCACCAGTGGCTAACGCCCCAATCGAGCGTAGAGCGCTGGTAATACTGTTAAGTGGCTGATAAGCCGCCATTACTGCTTACCAAGCAAAGAAGCCAGCACAGCAGGCATTTCTACCTTCTTCGGCTCTTCTTTCTTCTCTTCTAGTTTCTCTTCTTGGCCGACAAGCGGATGCGGGCCATGCGTCTGCCAGTGGATGAATTGCTGATACGCAGGATTGGTAACGTCTCGCGGGATCACCGCACCGTCAATCCGCACAATGTCTCCGTTAGGCTCGATTTTGTACATGGTTAACTCTGCGAAGTCATCGGGGTTACATACACGATAGAAGGCCCTGCAGCACTACCGAAAGCTTGGAACGAGAATCCCTGACTTCCATTAGGAACAGGGACAACCAAAGGCTGCGTCATGCTCGCCGGCAGGATATACGCCGTCGCAGTAGACGTTGAAGTCCCGGAGATTGGAAACGTGGGAACGGGATACACCGCCTGAGCTGCGGGGGCCGCACTAGCAGTACCAGGAGTCAGCGGGCCGAAGGCAATCGAGATCACGGTAGTACCGCTATTGATTAGCGAAGCATGCGTGATCATTTCGCTGCCACCGGCTTGCGATAGAACTGCCGTAGCCGCAGACAATGCATTAGCTACGGAAAGGGCCACCGTAGGCCCTACCGCCTTGTAAACGACTGAGACAGCCATTTAAGCCGCCGAAGGAGGCAGATTGTTCGGGTTCTCCGGACGAACAACATTGAGCGTCCAAGGACCCGTAGGCGGCGTCAAGGCACCAGCAGTCGCATTCACCACCGTAACAGCTAGCGTATTGGCAGCACTCACACGCATGTTCGTGATAGAAAGACCGGTCGTTAGCGCCTGCGTGTTAAGGTACATATCGCAATAGTCGCCAACGATAAGACCCGGAATCGTGCAAGTGATCTCTGCCGTGCTGGTAGCGCCCACTGAACCAGACCAGGTTACCGTAACTCCGCAAAGCCAATCGTAAATCTCATTGCCGCGTGCAATCGTAGTTTGAGGCATTTACTTTCCCCTAAAAAGCCCTGCCCCGAAGGGCAGGGAAGAGCGCAGTGTTAGGTCTGGATATCGTAGCCGTACACGAGTACATCACAGGTCGCGTTAACGCCACCAACCGCAGCCACCGTAGAACCTACGTTGACGTACAGATTGGGAACGCTAACAGCGGCAGACGGGTTCGTGCCAGCGCGGATATACACAAATGCCGCAGTCGTCTGACCAGTCAGCGCAGCCGTAGTAAGGACAACGCTCCCGCCTTGGGACGGGGCGCCATACACCCCGACCGTGGCAGCAGCTACGTTCGGAACCGTGCTGTTGCTGTTGCAAGTAACAACCGTAGCAACCGCAACGGAGCTGGTCGTAATAACGTTCATCGGCGTATCGCCAGCAGCCGAGAGGTTGACCCCCTTGGCAAACGCAATCAGTCGGTAAGCGTTTTGCTGGTCGAGTACGGTATTTGCAAAAGTGCTAGAGGCAGGGCCGGGATTCGCCATGTCATTTCTCCTTAGTTAAGCCGCGACACGGCAGCCCAGCTCCTGATACAACGGAGCCCAGCCGTACAGGATTTCAATCCGAGTCGGAAGCGCGTCATTGTTAATCGTGTACTGACGCACAATCCGCAGGCTCAGGCCCGTTTCTTCGTCGCTTGCTCGTCCCGCGAAGTCCACACCGTCCGGCACCGGCAAATCCGCTACAGCGAGCGTATAGGCGTTGCGATGGAAGAGTAGATTCTGCGGGCTGACCACAGCGGTAGCCGTAGTGCCGGCAATCGACAGCGGAGTGACCGTAGCCGTCGCGGAAGTAGCTCCGACAAAGACGTTCTGGAACTGGCCGCCAGTGATAATCGCAGGCGCCACCGTCACCGAGAACGTACCGGCAGCGGCAGTGACCGTCGATTGAACAACGAAGCTGCGCAGGATCTGACCGCCATAAGTGCCACGGTTCTGCGGGTTGACCGCATAGACGTTTGCAATCTGGATCGTGTCACCTTGGTTGAGCGTCAGGGTTTGCGAGTTGGTCAGCGTGATCGTGCTGGTAGCCGCCCAGCCAGTCGCCAGAGATCCGGTAAAGGCGCCCGTGGTGTTAGCCGTCAGCGTGCCAGCCGTGGCAGCCCAGGACCCGAAGGTATGGGCGATCACGTTCTGGTCCATCTTCCAGTTCATGCCGCCAGCGTCTCGACCCAGCAGCCCCTTGCGGTACTGCTCGCCAATCTGCTCCATCGGCGTAAACAAGCCCTTCAGGCTGTCCATGATGACGGCAGAAGTGAACGGCTCGACCACACAAGCCCGTCGACCATCACGCGGAGCGCCCTCGGAATCGAGATACGCAGCCGCAGTCGTATAGGTCAGAAGACCAGTAGGCTTCGTGCCAGGAACGCCAACGATGTTCGCCGTGGCATTCTTAGCCATCAGCAGACCATCGCGGTCAACCCGGTTGGCAACTGCAGCAATTGCGGGCTTCAGCACACGATCCCCGAAGAGATCCATGCTCAGCGCCATGTCCTGCGTAATGAACTGGCAATCCACGTGGAATTGCGTAGTCAGTACGACAGGGATCGAAGTCTCGTTAAAGTCTTCGACGTTCAGCGCAGGGCCGGTCGTGCCGATGAAACGGCCCGGACGGCGAACGTTGACGGTATTACCGATCTTGGCGCCACTGACGGCGAATTGATCGTCGTAGTCGCGATTGACCTCGGAAGCGAACGTAAGCTCGTTTTCGAGAATCATCAATGCAAGGTTCGTCACCTTGCTAATGGTGATCAAGTTATTGGCCATTATGCCAACTCCTATTCTCGTTAAAGGAGTCCCGGTTGGGGACGTATTGGCGGCCAGGGCACCAATACGCTGGCAAATTTGGCTGCTAGGAAGCCATTACTCTAGCTAATGACCGAAAATACTACTACTGACAATATTTGTCTAGTGGCCGTATAACTGTTTTCGCATTTCAGCGCGAAAAGCTTTGCTATTAGTCACTTCCCCATCGTTATTAACATTCGCCGTGCTGGTAGACCCAATGCCACGCACTGGCGTAATCGGTTCAGGAGCTTCGGCAATTTTCCGGCGAGGCGCTACGTTCGATTCAACAGCCGGTTTCTCTTTGGCGCGCTCTAGATCCAACTCAATCTTTGCCTCGATGCGCCCAAGGTACTTCAGAGCCGCCTTGACGCCCATTTCATTGATCTTGTCCAGCTCGTCCCGGTTCTTGGAAAAGAAGTACGCCAGGCGCGGGCCAATTTCCGATTCATAAATCGCGTCATTTACCGTTGGCTGAACAAAGGCAATCTGTTCCGAGGTTACTTCCTCGAAGTCCTCATACTCCTTGCTGATCTTGGCCCATTGCTTGTTCCAGGCCTGAATAACCCGCTTTTGTTCCGCCTCGGCAGTCTCTTTGGCCTGCCGTTCCTTCTCTTCCTTGCGCTCTTTGGCCGTCAGGAACTTTGCCAAGGCTTTGGCATACTCGACCGGATCGGTGAACTTTTCAGGCTTCGGTTCTTCGTCGCTATTTGGGCCATTTTCCAAGGCTTCGATACGCGCTTTAAGGTCTGCGGCTTCCTTGCGTGCTTCTTCTGCAGCTCGGCGGGCTTCGTTTCTCTCAACTCGAATCTTTGCAAAGCGCTTGCCTTCCTTTTCTTCGTGGTCGTCGTCTTGCTCTGGCTTAGCATCGGCCACAGTCTCTTTGACCTCAGCAGCAGCGGGAGCTTCCGGGAACTTTCCGCCATTGGCCGCAAACTCCTGAACATTCTCGCTCGTTA